TTGGCAAATCCAAAGCAATGGATATGTGTTTGACGGGGCGAATGATGGATGCCGATGAGGCTGAAAAGTCTGGTTTGGTTTCACGGGTTGTGGCGCTTGACCAGCTCCGTGACGAAGCACTGAAAGCAGCAACAAAAATTGCCGGCATGTCGCTTCCTTCTGCGATGATGGCAAAAGAAGCGGTCAATCAATCACAGGAAATGACCCTTGGGCAGGGAATTCATTTTGAGCGACGCATCTTTCATTCAGCTTTCGCAACCGAAGATCAAAAAGAAGGTATGGCGGCATTTGTTGAAAAACGGGCCCCTAGCTGGAAGCACAAATAGGCAATAGGGTGCGAGAAGTCATATGCCGCCGGGACGTGGCGGCTCTTCCGTAGATCTGAATTTATACTGCAGTGCTATTCCAATTCCTTTTAACGGAGGAAGGATAAGCCCTGTCAGGATAAATATAACGGGCCCCCACAAAACGATATGTGCCCACAACGGCGGCGCATAGTTCAATTCATAATAAAGCGCCATCCCGACAACCAGACTGCCAACTAAGAGGATGGCCGGGACCACGGCACCATCGCCGCTGTCGTGACCCAATAGGCCCAGTCCACAACTGGGGCATTCGTCGGCAATCTTCAAATACTTCGGAAACACCTTTCCAATACGACAGCGCGGACATCGACAGCGAAGACCGACCAGAATCGCTTGCCCTATCGATAAATCAGATGGTTCAAACTCGCTCATATATTATGCGCCAACCTTAATTACCCATCCCGTAGAGTTTACCTAATTATCCTCTATTATAAATCGGTAAGGACATAAATTATATGTTTATCTTGTTAATAAAGAGAAGATGGCATCAACACCTCGTTTCGAAGATTACAGCATAAGTATAATTCTTGGCGGATTAGCTGGTTGGATATCAACATACGACAAAAATTAACCAAAACCAGTCGGCTTCCAAATTATTCAGCGAGCTATCCAGCTCTGTTTTTCTCCATCGTCCTCATTCCACCTATCCCCAACATACCCAGCAGAACAACAGACAATTCCATCCATTCCAGTTCTGGCAAGTTTTCTATTGGAAAAAGTTCCGCGCCGGTAAAATGGGCGATGATTTGAACGATAGAGATTATGAACGGAGCCAGAATAAACTTATAAGCCATGGCAAACGCACAGATCCAGCCAACCGCCGGACGCCAGCCGCCTTTGAAGGTGCCACCGTGCATGGCTTCCATTTTGTTGATTTCCATCTGACCGGACATCAACTTAACATCAGCCTCCAGCCAGGCCAGATCGCCTTTTTGATTTAGTTCAAGCAAAGCTTGTGTTGCTGCGGCCTTAGCGGCGGGATCAGGAATCACTTTATCGAGGATTCTCAGACCCGCGCCGATCATGTCATCTATGCCAAACATCTCTAAGCCCCCAATCCTTGGGACACACCGCCAGCCCCAATAGTCAAAATCTGTTTGCGATTACCTTCCTTCTTATAGGAGCAATGCACCCATCCAGCATGGGGATTACCCTCTTTCCAGAATTCAAGAATGAGTTGGTCGAAATCCAGATTATTCATAATCCAGATGGCTAAATTTAAGTTCGAAACGCCAGGAACTTCGAAGTCTACAGCTTCGCCAGATGGATGGGACTTCCTTGCAAAATATTCAGGCCACGTTTTCTCATTCGGCATTTTCGAACATCTCGCGCACCATTTGGCAAACGCTGATTTCGCATCATCTCCGCCCCAACATATTCTTTTCTCAAGAGCCTCACAGCGGAATCCGCTTTTTGGTTGGATCGGCACCCCGTAGTGATCACGAACCGGCTGCAACATCTTCTCACAGACGCGCATGAGATTTTGTATCTCGTTGGTATTCGGTTTGTTTTCGATACCGAAGCGCAAGGCCGTGCCAGATTTACTAAGCTCCGACAAGGTGAAATTATTTGAGAGATTCATGTATTTTTCTCCTTTATTCAAAGGGATGATGTTTGCCCGGAATCGTCTTTCCGGCGCGTCCGTGGACTCTTCTTAATTTTATGCCAAAGCAAATAAATGCCACCCATAACCAGAACAGCGTTGCCGCCAGTGACGATCAAATTGGCCCATTCGGTAAATGTCTGGATCGTCATCCCACCGGTGCCAGCGGTTGCCAAAACAACGCCCGCTTTTTCGGCAGGTAAGGCTTCGATCTGATGTTTAAGTTCGTCAATCACGCGCCGTCCCCTTTGGTTTTTGCTCTCAAGTTTTCCCAACTCTCCCCCGCTGCCATCAAACAGGTGACACCAGCCGGATTGGTCAGCAATAGGGTCCAACTGCCTTTTTCCGAACGGGTAACTTCGACAACAGAACCATTGGCCGCCAGCGCCATGGAAATCGGCGTTTCCTTATAGATGTCGCCCAACTGCTTGAGCACAGCGGCACGTTTTCCGCACACGGTTTGTGCGAACACCGAGCCGGAAATCAGACATAAAAAAACCACCATTACGGTGGCAATCATCTTACTCATCGCAAAACCTCCTACGGTTTCAAGTTTTTGTATTTACCGTTCAGATCGGAATTAGAAATAATCCCCTGCTGAATAAGCAGATCCACCAACAAATTGGTGTTGTCCTTTTTCTTCTTCTTTTCCTCACGCGCGGCTTTGGCGGCTTCTAGTTGTTCCTTCGTGTGTTTCATGGAGATCTCCTATTTGCTGATATAAACGCGGGCATTGCGCGGACCGCCCGACGATGGCGCGGTAACTTTGACTGTATCAACCGCTGGCATTTCGATGATATACTTGTCCGTTTCGTCCTGGTTGATAACATCGCCGTCGTAATTAAATACGATCTTGTCAACGCTTGGCGTGACGCTGGCACTTGTGGATTTTAAGATAATTGCCGATGCAAAATCCGTCGCGAACGCGGGCCAATTGCCATCAGCTACCGCACCAACGTCGGTCCCGCTCATTGCGTTAATCGCCGTGTCTTGGGCTTCCTGCAAAGCGTACACTGGGTTATCGACCGCCGCCGCCGCCCATGTCTCAGATGCATAGGTTGCGTTGGTGTTGATATGCCAAACTCCGCCCGTTCCGCCGTGTACGCTGTTAAGACTTGAAGCGATGTTGCGGGTTGTTGTTTCGCCGTTACCAATAATGACAAACGTCCCCCCGGTTACGGCGTTGCCGGTAAATGTCGGATTAAAGCTGAACGCGAAATTCGCCGTCTGCCCGTTCAGTGCTTCGGTTACCGTGACGTTATTCAGATCCGTATAGTAAGTTGTGTCTACGCTGTCGTTGGCACTGATCGCCGCAACGTGTTGACCGCTGGCGTAGGTTGCAACAAACGGTTCTGCGACGGAAGCCGTGTGTTTGCTGTTACCGTTGTGCCGGAAATTGTCATTGTTCGCGCATACCCAGCCCCGCCAGTTGCGTAGGCGACAAATGCCAGGGTCGAAGACAGGAGAGCAACTTCGTAGGTGGCTCCCTCTAGTGCCGCCTCATAGGTGGTAGCGGTGCCGACCGTAAGCGTTGTTCCTGACACAGTGAGGATGCCCGCTTTATTTGCGCTTGGGCTGTACCCGCCCCAATTAACAAAAGCCGTGGTATCGGAAATCCTTTGGCAGCCGTAGTACCCCCCGTTTACTCCGCCCGATATAGACAGGCTTGACCCGAACGAAAGAGCCGTTCCACTAATGGTGCAAACACGTCCGGTAAAGTCGTAAGGCGCACCGGTTGTCCTGTTAAAAACGATGGCCTTTGTGGCGGATAAAACGGTGACAAAAGTGCTCTCGGTTACTGAGGCGTTATAGGTGTATTCTGTATTGGCGGTGATCGTCGTTCCTGAGATTGTAAGGACCACCGCCCTGCCGTAGTTGCTGACCCCGCCATCGCGGAAAACGGCAATCGCCTTGGTGCTGTCGATAACTCCTACGTCTATATAGTTACTCGTTGCAGCGTTAATGACCGTTTCGGAATTACCGGTTAAAGCACCTGACGCACCGGCAAGTTCGAAAGCCCCGTTGGTAAACGCCCCGGCATTTAGTTCCCAATCACCGGATGCAATTGCATTGGTATCCGTAAACGTTGTTGTGATTTCACAGATTGCAACGGCAGAGGCTATGGACATAATTCTAGCCTGCCCCGCTTCTCCGGTGCTTACATTCTTTATGATCTTGCCAACGTCTGTTGAAGCCCAGCTACCGGAACCTAAAGTGAAAGAAACACTTGTTCCTGACGTGGCCGCTGGAGTTAATGATACGGCGTAAGCGCTGTCATAAATCGTGAAGCCTGTTTCGTCAGTGATTATATCCCACTCGCTATTAGTGGAACCGGTATCCGGTATTTCTTCCCAGACCTTGACATGCGCTTTACCAATGGCCGACGCCGGTGTGGTTAAGGTGATCGTCTCGACACCATCATCGGCCCATGCCGATTTGTTGAGAAACCCTATTTCGGCAGTTGATGAGCCAGGCACCCAATTGACGCCATTCCAGATTAGCGCATCGTCTGTTAAGGGGGCCGATGACACTGTGTCGACATCTGACAGGCCGCTTATCGCGTCCGCCGATGAGGCTATTTCCGAAGCCAGGGCTGCGTTTGCCGCTGAACTCACCACGTCCGCATTCGTCAAAACCACGTCCGCATTTGTTGAAACAACGTCGGCCGCTGTAGCCATCCGGTCCAGTGTCGTTTGCGCAGCATCCGCTGCAACATTGGACTCCAGTATTTCCACATCAACACCGGTGTTGATGATCCCGTCTTCCGTCGCGTTCCACTTCAACCCGCGCCCGGCGACTGGCTCTTCCATGGTCAATGAACTTGCAACTTCTGATGATTCCGACAGCGTCAGCGCACGGGCCAATTTGTCGGCTTGTTCCTGGTTTTGCATCGTCAACCGATCCAGTGCCGCTTCATGACTATCCGCTGGAAATGCATCTCCGTCCGCGTAATCGGTTTCCTGGGTCAGCGGGGATACGCGGTATCTAACCAGGCGCTCACCACTGGCCGGCGCGGTGACCATAGTAATCGTACCTGTTGTCCCGTCGCCACCTGAAACGGTGTAGTGGGTCGTCAGGATTTGCGTCACTTCCGTCCCGTCCGCCTGGACCAAAATCACGACAAGCTCGGTCTGTTCATAAAACGGAAAGCTAACAGCGAACGCGGTCGTAACACCGTCCCCGTTCGTCGAAGTTCTGATTGTATTGTTTGTAATTGTCATATTGTTAAGTCCTATAAAAAAGCGCCCCGAAAGGCGCCTCGTTAGATTAAATTATTCCGCAACAGATATTTTTAATGTTGTTCGCGCATCGCCAACTTGCGCCGGTTGAGCTCCGCCATATAACCGGGGTTCGCCGCCTTCAAGCTGGCCTGACGCTGCCGCCAAAGACCCAACCTTTCCCGGTTATGAGATCCCAGGTGTTGCGCAAGCGGCATTGATAAAAACTTGGTGCTGTCCCCATTGATCGCCCTGATCCAGGCGTCATGCAGATCAACCTCAAGGGACGCGTTAAACGGTGCCGGTTGCCCGCTGATCTTTTGGGTAAAAACGGTGCGCACCGCCCGGCGGTGATCACGCGGCAGGACATCGATCACCTTATCGGGCACCGCCTCATAGGACGTGCCTTCATCTATCAACTGAACCGCCTGTCGGGCGGCGTCTTCAATCGCCTGAAGTTTCTGTTTCTCCAGGCCAATCTGTTCGGCTTTCTCCGTCTCTCTTTGCTCGTCAGCCAAACCTTTGGCGATGATCTATTATGGGTCGGCAGCGTCTGCGGTATCAATGGTCACAAAAATATCTTCCAGGTATGAATCCGGTGCATAGAAACGGTTAAACAATTCCCGTCCCTGCGCCAGCTCTATCCTTTGATTCGCGGTCTGCTGGTATTGATCGTAAATCGCAGGGTCAATTGATTTCTGGTTTACAAACAAATACTGTGCTGCGGCCAGCGGATCATCATCCAGGCGTCGGTTAAAAACTTCACCGTGAAAACTACTGACCAGCATCCGCCGCGCTTCGTCTTGTTGGTCGACCGGAAGATCACCCAGGCTTTGGCCTAAAAACCGGGCCGCCATGCCCATCGCCTGATCAGCCCCGTCGGCATTGCCTTCTGTTGCCAAATCAACGGCTCGGCGGGCTTCTCTGATCGATGCATCACCCAGCACCGTTCGCCGATGCACATCGGCTTCCCGCGCTTCATGAGCAGCAACGCGGTCTTGGGCCTGCCCTACACGATCTTGAAAGCGTTTTTCAAACAAGGCGCGCTGGTTGGCATTTTCAAGGCCATCGTTGAGCTCCAGATATTTACGCTCGGCTTCCGTCTGAAATGCCTCAAAGCCGCCTTTGGCATCGGCCCCGCGCCGAGTGAGGAAGCCCGTTTCCGGGTGATCCAGATAAGCGTCCTGCCATTGCGCGTGTGTCTGCTCAACGCCTATCGCCGTGACCTGATCATCCTGCATTTGACGTTTCTCATAATGCCGGGCCAATTCAGAGACCCCTTCCACGGCATCCCGGCTAAACAAAGGCACCACGGGTTCTGCCACGGCTGGTTTTTCTTTCGACGTATAGATTGGAATTTCGCCCATTTGGGAGCCCTCCGTTTATAATAGTTTAGAATACAGGCGCGCACCCTTGATAAGGGCATCGGTACCTGACTGCGCGGCCTTCGCGTTGTAGGCATTGGCCTGTTGCAGGCCACGAGCTTTTATAATGTCGATGTCCATTTGGCCCTGTGATTGCGACTCATCAATCACCAGGGTTGGCGTTCCCGATAACTTGACCCCGGCCCGCGCATAGGCAACCCGTTGCGAACTTCGAAGTCGGTCCAGTTCCGCCCGTTTGCGCACCGCTTCCCGGTCCGAAATCGCTTGCGCTTCTTTTGCCGCCCGTTTGTTTTCCGAACGGGTTTGAACCGCCGAAAAAATGCTGAACGCACTGGCTATGATGTCAAAAAAATTAAATCCCATTTTATCTCTCCTTATAAAACTACAGCAGGTGTGAGTGCCCGAATGGTCGCCGGCAAAGGAACATCCTGAACCAGATAAACCTGACCCGCCGTTTCCCAGTCATCGTCAATAATCACTTCGCGTGATCCGGTGAATAAAGGCGGCGAGCTGTTCATCGGGTCAGCCCCGTCGCGTTGGACAACAACTTCAAGCGCCGTCAAATCGGTTCCCGCTTTGGTTAACAACGAGGCCTGAACATCAACCACAATGCGCCCGATGCTGCTCCGTTGACCCAGAACGGTGCCTTCTTCGTTAGATACGCCCAGGCGCAAGGATCGCGCCGTTGCCGTATAGCCAAACCCGATCGATGCCTTGGTGACAGCCCGCCCGCCTTGCAAGCTGATGGTGCCTGAGGTAACCACCTGCACCGGGTCTATCGCCCCGTCGGCAAGGATCGCCACGGTCTCTCCTTCCAAATGCTCAAGACCGCTAAACGTATCCGCCGCAGCGCCCGCATATAACAATCCGCTATCCACCTGAAAGGCGTCTTCCTTGGCCAGCAATTGATCATCAAAGGGTTGGGTTAAAAACTCGATATAGCGTTTGGTGACCCCATTTATTGTCCGTTTGACCACCATCCACAGTTCGTCGTGATCAACCCCGGGAAGTGCCGCAATGCTTTCCACTTCGCCCCACCCCTGACCGGCGTCGCCGCCAATCCGATGGCGGTGCCATCCGGCAATTTTAAAATCAGAATCATAGGTACATCCCGCCAACTCACCATTTCCCAACACGCACCAAATCACCGGGAACGGGTCTTGTGCATAGGTAATTTCAACCACCTGCGCTTTCAGAATATGTTCCAATAGCAAGGTTAAATCGGGTGCCAGAAACCGGTCATTCTCGAACGAATAAACAAATTCTCGCAAGCGGCGTTTTTTGTCGCCGACAAACACCGTAACAGCCCCCGTTTGTACGGGCTGTATCGAGCTGGAACCGTCCGTGGTATGGCGGCGTTGCGAAATATTTTCAGGCTCCAGTGCGGTATCACCTGTACCGCCCAACGTGCGGGTTGCCGCCGTTGTCCCGAATTGCAACAACTTGTCTTCAACCATCCACTGAATGGCATTAACCTGTCCGGTCCGGGCAACAATTTCCATGGCATCATCTGCCGCCGCTCCTGTAGTGAAATTAGAATGCGCTCCGGTTTTTGAAAACCACGCGGTGTTTGGCTGGTTCGGTGTTGCCGCCAGAACCAGTCGGTCTTCGTAAAACGTAACCCGCTCCGGATAATTGTTAGTGGTCCAGACGGCCGGTGCTGCCGTGAACGAAATATCTGCCAGCGTCCACGAGGTATGAGACGTTCGCGTCAGCGATGCAGGCAGATGATCCTTGTGAACGATATAAAGAGTATTTTCATCCTGAGTGAACTGGATATCGAATAATTCAGCCTCGCTATAGGTCGATGGTATTTCAACCGGGACGCTGGCGTTCAGAACCTGCGCCTGTTCCTTGAACACCCGAATATAGGTATCGCCAAATTCCAGAATGTAATTCACTTCTGTCGAATAGATAAACCGCACCAGACGCACTGCCTTAGCGCTGTCTTTGGCTTCCGCAACAAACATCGTTCCGGGGCGCGCTTTAATCCCGCCTTGCGGTAAGACAATCCAGTTTTCACAGGTCGCAAGGCCGGTCTTAAATAATTCAAGATCAACCCGGGCATGGGTCAGCGGCGATAACTCGCCTTTGATAAAATTGGCCTGAATGATATTAAATGCCATCAGCCCATCTCCCGCCCGCTAATCCATTGGCTTTCAACCGGCTCTTCAACGCCATCATGCTGGGCATCGGTTTTTTGAGCCTGAGCCAAAATTTTATCGAAACGCGCTTCCGCCAACTGCACGTAACCGTCCTTGCCTGTAACTTCGCGCCCAATATCGGCGGCAATGCGCGCCGCAATGGCGCGCGCCAACAACGGGTCGATCTCTGACGGGTCGGTCATATGTTTGAGATACCAAACCTTCAATGGTGCCGTGGCATCGGTCAGAAAATACCGGCCTTCCATTTCACCGGGAATCGGTGTGCCATTCCACAGACCCTTATAATTGGGACGCAACAGCCGAAGACATTCGGTCGGCCAAGCATAGACATACGCCCAGCCAAAGGCGGGGCTAATTGTTTCCGCGGCCAGGGTTGTGCGCGCCCGCGCCGATCGCCATTCGTAACCCACAGTCACTTCATCACGAGCAGGCTGGTACGCCCGCTTACAGGCGCGGGCGCGTTTGGTGTCGTCGTTGATATTAATAATTGCTGGCGCATCCAACATTTGCAGCGCCAGATTACAGATGGTAACAACTGAATAGGTCATGATTTATCCTTTGGCTGATGTGCGGTTATAATCAGGCAGCAATCGTTCAATGTCGCTTCGCTGAACCGCGTTTGATCCAACCAACGCCTCTATCGCCTTCATCGCCGGCAACCCGGCAACCGTCCAATGGTCTTGGCGATCCGGATCCAGCGCATAGACAGCTTCGACAACATCCTGATCTGAACAAACCGCAAATGGCGCCGGGCCTTGATCCTGGATAGGCTCTGCAAGTTCTGCCGCGCCATCCGAAACCACCTCACCCAGCCCTTCTCCGGTTTCACGATGGGTCCGCATCTGCGCAATCTGAATGATTTGCCGCAAGCTCAACGCGTCGCCTTTTTTAATGCCCAGTGCCTGGTAAAATTCTTTATTGCTCATCTAGCTCTCCCCATAAAAAAAGGGGCCAGGTTTCCCCGGCCCCTCGATCAGCAGCAACTCGCCTTACGCTTCGTCGGTATGCAGGAACACCATCTTGACGTTCTTGCGTTCGTAGACGCGGTCCCAATTTGTTGCCGTCGCCACTTCCGTGTTGGTCGGCGATTGCCCCACACAGGCCACATCGGTCCATTTGATGCCACGTGGATGGATCGCAAACTCCCGACGTGAGACAATAAACTCCTCACCCCCGCCGTCGCCTGCCAGCGGATTACGATCCGTCTCGACCGGCACACCCGGTGATCCTTCGCCAAAGGCAAAGGCCCCCGGCGCAAACAACACCGTCGTATATCGGGTCTGATTGGTTCCTGCCACGGTCGGCAGGTTATCATCAATAATAACCGTCAGGCCCATATATTGTGGGAAGTTAACTTCACCCCGCGCTGGCGGAATAAAGTCGATCAGGTTTTGCTTTCGCAAGTTTGTATAAACTTTCGAATGCATGGCAATCGCTGCCAAGTCCTGAAGGCTATCGCCCATGGTTTGGCAGGCATCCAGAACAGCTGTCGCCGAAACCTGATGTGCCGCCAATATACTGACCGCATCCGCCGATACTGTATGCAACATATCGGAGCTGTCGTTGGCAGTGTTATCCGCCAAAACGCCATTCAATGTGGCAATCGCCGTGCGTTGCATGTCGCGCGCCCAATAGGCGGCGACGCGGTCCCCAATCAATTTCATTGGGTCATCACCAGCCAGTTGCGCGGTCAAATCCATAGCCGACCACGACTGGTTGCGGTTGTGTCGGATCGCAATATCCCGCGATGCGCCAACTTTCAACGGCACCGCATCCGATGCCGGATCATCATCAGAAATATTCGAATCCGTATTTCCAAGATCGTTCCAAAATGGAACATTAAACGTACGCCCACCGCCCGAAAGCGACGACGACAACATAGGATCAGAGGCAATCAACTGCGACTGAAACAAGGCTGAAACTTCAGCTGTTTTTTCAACGATGTAGCGGTGGAATACCTCCGGTACAATAACGTCAGAAAGACGTGTACTCGCCATAATTTTTAGTCCTTTATAAAAGTGAAAGCAAAACCCCAACCGAATAGGTTGATTCACGAACGTGGCTTTGCGGTAATATCAATGCGTAGGGCGTTTTCGAACGAAAACGTTTTAGTGAGTAGGGCGTTTTCGAACGAAAACGTTTTAGTGAGTAGAAAGCCCATAGTTTTCAGGCCGCTTTCCAGCCGCCTGAATAAACGCTCGGGCACGTGCCGGGTCCCGTGTAACAAGATCACCTTGATGGGCCAGATTAAGAGTTTCTTCGGCAAAGGGATTAACCGTCATCGCATCGCCCCCCTCAATCAAACTGTCTTCAGCAAACAACTGAGCCCCCACTTCGGCAAACGCTTTGGCCAGAACCGGAGACAAAATTTGGTTATCATCTGTCACTGCGCCTAACTGCCGCAGTTCTCCCAACAACCCGTCGCCCCCCAATGCCTCCACAGCCCGCCGGGCCATTTCGACATTGCGTATGAACCCGGCTCCGTCGGGTGGACCCCAGGCCTCGGCCAATGCAGACTCTGCATTTCCAATTGCCTGATTGAAGCGTTCGTGTGCGTCAGCGTCCGCCGCCTGTTGAGATTGTTCAAAGACGTTTGCCAGATCGGCGTAAAGCGTTTGTGCTTGTCGCTGATCCAGCTCTGCACCGTGGAATAAGTTTTTAAGGGACCCAATCGCGGTCTCGTCTGCTCCCATGTCGCCGCTGAAATCATATCCATCAGCCGTTTCCGGCATTCCCGTTTTTTGGCGAAACATCAACCAGTCTTCATCGGTTGCCGCTTCGCCCGGCAATGCCACCGAACGCCCGCGATATTCATCCAGTTGCCGGTACGACTTCAAAGCATCGTCAGGGCTTTGCCAGCCCTTGTTCTCCACCAGTCGACGGTTGTCCTCTTCAAGGGCCGATCTCCAGGTGTCGCCGCCGGAAGGTGCGGATACACGCATAGCTCCATCGGACCCGGTTGACGGAACGACACCGTCGCTGGAGGGGTTGTCTGCCGCAACAGGCCCGTCTAACGAATTTTCTTCCATAATCATTTCCTTTGTTAATGGTCACAAAAAAAACGCCGGGCGGAATGCCACGACGCTAAACGAAATTTTATCTTTGTAAGTGTTCTTTATAGCTGGAATCCCAGATAGCGGGTTAAGCCACCTCGTCGCATCCTGAGAGCGCTTTCAGCTTCTTTTTTTGTCGATTTTCTATCTTGCCATCGGTGATGTCGCCGTCGACATTCACCGCTACAGGCCAGACCATTACCGCCAGTATATCGACCAACGCCTTCGGCTCCATCATCTGGCCGGAGTTGGTCTCATGCCAATGATTGATATAAGTGATTGCCGCTTCATTCAGTTGACCCTGCATCCTGGTTCGGTCTGCGGGGTCCGCTGTTCGTTGGTTTACGGCCTGCTCGATAATCTCCGTCGCCTTGTTAAACGCAAACTTGCGGCGGGTCAATTCCGTCAAGATCGCGGGATCGCCGCGTTTCAGCTGGGCCTACCGTTTGATCCAAAGATCAAGCCGCGCCCGGTTGTAAGTGCCGTAGTGGGTCGCCAGCGGAAGGTCCAAAAACCCATCGCTGTCCCCATTAACGAACCTGATCCAACTTTGGTGCAGTTCAAGCTCCAGCTTTGCATCAGAGGGCGGCGCTTCGCCGGACACCGTTTGATAAAAGACCGCCTGAACTGCCCTTAAGGCGTTCCAACTTCATTGACATTTTCAGAAAATCGGCGCATCTTTCTATGGCCTCGCTCCCATGGCTGCACGCTTCACCCAGTGGGTTGTCATGCGTAGGTCCGGTAACGAACGCAAAAGTTCCGGATTCACCGAGGCACCTTCTTTCCAAAAAATATTGGCCCGGTTAACTCTTTTAGATTTGTCGGAATGTCTTTTTCAGATGAAATTCCGATTTCAAAACCGGTCAATAACCAGGTCTCTTTCTGACCATCTTTAAAACGGTCCAGTACAGCCAGATAGCCATTTTCTTCAACAATAACTCTGTTCGTTTGCGTTGGGTGTGGCGAAGCCTCACCCCGTGCGATTGCAGTAATTACACCTTCCAGTGCCTCAATACCGTGCTTGGCAATAAGATGCGAAACACCACCTCCATGTCTGTACTTCCCCTGGCTTGGATTCCCCGGCTCTCCCCAGTAGAACGATACAGACCCCAGCCCTTCTCTATGCATGGCCGCTCTTACAACACCCGGCCCGCCTCGCAACACGTCTTCCAAAGCAAGATCGATGGCGGCAAGCCCTCGATTAATATTCTCATCATGATCGCGCGGCGGAAAACGCGTCGTGTTAAATGCTTCTACAGGTGTCTGGCTAAAAAACTCTGCATGGGCTTTACCACGCACCCGTGTGCGGATTGCAGTCAGCCTGGCCGCTTCGTTGCCTCCTGGCGTTTTGGGCAATTTTTGCGGCAGACGCAGCGGGCCAATACCACCGCCACCGCCAACGCCAACGCCTTCAATTAAATTTTGTTGACCTAATACCTGTCCCGGTTTCTTTTTTATGACGGCAACTTCAAACTCGCCAGGATTGCCGCCCGACATTTGACGGATAAGCTCAGCTTGTGTGCGATCATCTAGTTGAGGCGGGTCCTCATCCGTAACAGGGCTTCCTTCATTCCCTGGGTGATGATTAAACTGAATAATATTCGGATCACGCAACGGATTATTCATGACGTTGCTTGGTTCTTGCAGGGGTTTGGTAACGGCTTCAGACAAACTGCCATCACTCCCTAGCGTGCCCTGTTCGGTATCCGTAAGTGCAGCGCCGGGCTGGCCCTTAAGGGCCGCAAAATCGTCGATGTGCGGCTGGAGCGTTCGATCCTGAGATTCAGGCCCGACCATCACCGCCAACCTATCAACCAACGCCTGCGGCTCCATCATCTGGCCGGGGTTGGTTTCATGCCAATGATTGATAGTGGTGATTGCCGCTTCGTTTAACTGACCCTGCATCCTGGTTCGGTCCGCGGGGTCTGCTGTTCGTTGAGTTACGGCTTCGGCGATGAACGCTGTCGCCTTGTTAAACGCAAACTTGCGGCGGTTGAGTTCCGCCAAGATAGCGGGATCACCGCGTTTCAGCTGGGCCTGACGTTCGATCCACAGATCAAGCCGCGCCCGATTGTGAGTGCCGTAGTGGGACGCCAGTGGAAGGTCCAAAAACGCATCGCTGTCCCCATTGACGAAGCTGATCCAGCTTTCGTGTAACTCAAGCTCCAGCGGCGCATTACGCCGGGCTGTTTCGCCGGACAGCTTTTGCAGATAGACCGACTGAACCGCCTTGCGGTGTTCGGGCGTCAGTTGGCTTTTGATTTCATCTGATAGCTGATCAAACGCGGTTCCCTGATCGATCTGCTGAACCGCAGACAGTGCCGCCTGTTCAGCATTTTGAAGGCGTTGTTTTGCAAATCCAATCTGTTCAGCCTGCTCCGCCAAATTCCGGTCTTCCGCCAAGACCCTGGCGATGGCTTTTTGCGGGGCCGGTGCATCGCTGGCGTCGATGGTCTGGATGATTTCTGAAAGATCTGCTTCCGGCGCGTAGGCGCTTTCATACAATGCCTGGCCCTCTGCCATCTCCGTCTTGTCGGTCGCCTGTTGGAACAGGCGGTCGAAGAGGTGCGGCTCGATCTCATTTTTATGCTCGACCAGATACGCGGATGCCCCTTCCGGGTCATCGTCCAGCCGGGAGGCAAAGACCTCGCTGTGGTATCCGTTCGCCAGCATCCGCTGCGCTTGGTCTTTTTGCTCTGTCGGCAACCCGTTCACACTTTGCCCGAGAAGCCGTCCGGCCATATCCAGGCGATCTGCGGCGCCCACGGCATCACCTTGTTTCATCAACTCCACCGCCCGGCGGGTTTCTGTGATCGAAGCATCGCCCAGCACCGTGCGCCGGAACACATCGAGTTCGCGCGCTTCGTGGGCGGCAATGCGGTTTTGGGCCCGCTGCATCCGGTCTTGAAACCGGGACTGGAACAAGGCCCGCTGGTTGCTGTTTTCCAGGCCGTCGTTGAGCGCCAGATAGGTGCGCCCGGCTTCTTCTTGAAACGCTTCATAGCCACCCTTGGCATCTGCACCGCGACGGGCCAAAAACCCGGTCTCCGGATGATCCAGATAAACGTCCTGCCATTGCGTGTACGTCTGTTCAGCTCCCAGCGCCGTGACCAAATCATCCTGCATCTGGCGTCTCTCATAATGCCGCGCCAGTTCCGAGACACCTGCAATGGCGTCCGGGCTGAACAGCGGCACGGTAGGCTCTGCCACCGTTTCTTTTTCTTTCGACGTATAAATTGGTATTTCGCCCATCAGAGAGATCCTTCCCCATCAGAAACCAGCGTTTCAGTTATGGCGGCAACCGCCATCGCGGTCCGCTCGGCTTCGGCCAGTTCCAGAAACCGGAACACCCGGTAGGCCAGTTGACGACGCCCCTCGCGCAAACTCAGGTCTTCGTCCGGCAGAGCGACGCTAAACAAGTCCCCAAAAGAAAAGAGGTCGCTTAAAACGACCTCTTGTTCTTGTTTGCTGGGCTTTCCGATAAACACCGATTGATAGGCCAGCCTTAGTTTTTCCTGCGCCTCTTCAGATCGGCGTTCGCCTGGTTTAAACCAGTTGCTCAATGTTTGCATCAGGTGCTCCTTCTTCTGGTGATGGGGGGCTCATACCCAGCGCACTGGCGATGCCAGCCGCCTGGGTGGCTTCATTCAATGCGGTTTGTTTGGTCGTCGAATCCTCGCGATCACCGCGCAATTCCTGCACCGCATCCGCTGAGCGCAAAAACTTCGACGGCATGCCGTTGATTTCGGCGAGGCCGCGCACCGCTTCGTCGGTTTCCAACAGATCCATAACGTTCGGATCGTACTGGGCGACGGACATCATGGTCTCGAACGTGCGCATGGTACCCACCCCTTCTTCGGCCCGGCGCAATCGATCGAGCGGTGAGGTAAATTCAACCGCCCAGTTGCGCCCCGGGATGGTCGGGGGCGGCGCATAGGGGCTGCCATCTTCATACAGGCCTGAGCGTTTTAAAATACCACCTTCCCGTTCAACCAACCGATCAAGCGAGGTTTGCACCTGCGCGCCTATCGGGCCTAACAGCTCGCCTTTTTCGCGATCCCGGATCAACGATTGGGTGGCCGTCATGTTGGGGGCATCGGCCAGGGTTTGAAACAGGTTGACGTAAAACGCCTCTTTGATCATTTCGCGTTTGTCCTGCATCAGGCCCATCGCGATATCGGGCCGCCCGCCCGATTGAATGGGCTGGATCAACAACCGCCCGGTTGCTGGATCGATCAGGCCCTTGTTGATTTTGTTGGCGTTTAAATTAACCCGCCCGCCCTTGGTTTTCATATCAGCCGCTGCATAGGCCGGACTTGAAATCTGTTGGACGGCGCGCAAGGTATCGCGGGCCATGGCGTTGATCCCGCGGACTTCGGGCAAGGCGATCAGGGCCGGGCTTTCGGAATAGATTTCGCCGGGCTGACGATCCAGCCTGAAATCAATAAAAGGCATCTCGTGATAGCCTTTCGCATAAATCACTTCTTCGTCTTCAACAAAAACCAGCGCCGACTGAAATTCCGTTGTCTGGATGGTTCGGGTTTTGCCCTGCCATTTATCCTCGCGCGGAAAAACCGCCTGAATAAAGCTGTAACGTTTGTCCGGTTCACCGGTGTTCTCGGCAGCTTCCTTGATCTTGCTCGGGCAGTCCTCTTGGAATAGATTCAGTGCCTGGCGCGCCGACAGCGAAAACCGGCGCATCGCGGTGTCCATCTGGCCATAGGCGTTTTGATCAATCACCATCTCAGACAAATGGATGGGCCGATACAAAATGGGTTTGCTGTTACCGAGTTTGTAGCCGTCTTCGACATACATAAAGCCCGCACCGAACGAGCCCAGGCTTCGGTAAATCGATTGGATACTGCCGGCAAATCCAGTGCCCGATGCATAGCGATGTTTGAACATCACATCACGCAAACGTTCCAGCCATTTGCGCTCCTCATCACCGGCACTCCCTTCCACCTCACCATCCTGCAGGCTCAAATTATGCCATTTCGACGACCGTGGCGTGATCATACTTTCCAGCGCAGCCCCCCATCTTTGAACGGCCATCATCGCCGTTTGGTCATAAATGTCTGCCGTCCGCGCCCTCGAGCGCGGCGCGCTGTGCGCGGCACCCGTGGGTGCCTGAATGCCGTAATGTTTAAAATCGACAGACACTGGCAGCGTAACGTCGGCCACAGCCTGCCAGGCCGCTTCCCAGTCGGCCCGATTGGTCCGCAGTGTTTGCTCTCGTTTGATAATATCTGTAGCCAAAATTGATTTCATAATTGGATTTCCATGTCCTGTTTCTCATGCATTGATAAATTTTCGGGAAAGATAACCGGCGCGATTTCTTCATTAGCGCGTCACAGTTTTGATCGGGATGTCCGAACCTCTTGCCCCTCGCCTGACAGAGAATGCGCGGGTGATGTCACCCGCTGAAACGCCGGTTTTTTCACCTATTCAGGACAGGCGTCATGTCAGATAAAGATGCGAATGATCGCCGCGTCGTTCTGGCGGCCCTTTAACTGAGCGTGGATTTGTGCGTCTCAGCCCAAGCCCCAGCTCTGATAGACGGTGCTTCCCTCTCTGTTGGCCAGCCTGAATGCTGTCGTTTAACTTCTGAGTGACTCTTTCCAGATTGCTGAGTTTTTCATCGGAGATGTCCTCGTCTAACGGTTGCGATGGGGCCTTGGTGACGGCATCAGGCAAACTGCCATCACTCTCTAGCCTGCCCTGTTCGGTATCCGTAAGTGCAACATCGGGCTGGCCCTTAAGGGCCGCAAAATCGCCGACTTGTGGATGAGACGTTGGACCTAAAGATTCCGGCCCAACAAGCGCATCCAAATTCTCCAGTAACGTAGTCGGCTCCATCACCTGACCGGGATGGGCGTCATGCCAGTTGAGAACCTAGTTGGTCGTTGCCTCGTTCAGGCGGCTTTTTAATTGGGTGCGGGTTAGTGCACCCCAGCCAGGTGAAGCCAGGAGAGAGTCAAGCGCTGACGATCTCCTACAATTTTGTGATGAAAGTCGTCGGCACGGCTTCGGTCAGCCAGACACCGTTGTTGGACAAATAAAACACATGTCCCGGCGCCGCCATGCGCCTGGCATCAATACACAGGATTACCGGTTTTCCCCGTCGTGCGCCGACCGTGCGGGCGGTTTCCACATCCCGGCTCAAATGCACATGATGGCGGTTTTTCGGCTTTAATCCCTCGGCCCGGATCGAGACCATAAACCGCTCGACGGTGCCGTGATACAAAAGCTCCGGTGGCGTTGCAGGCGGATATTCAAACTCGACTTTTACACTATGTCCCTGCGATGCCCGGATCATCGTTTGATCGGCGTTAAACGCATAGCGTTGTTTGGTGTCCCCAGCGACAACGGCTTGCAGATCCTCCAATGTCAACGCACGCCCCTTCTTCGTCATCCCGGCCAGCAACCCCTCAACCGAGGTCCATCCCTGTGCATCCAGCTTTATCCCGACCTTGCCCGGATCATGGCGTAGAATAAGGCTCAGGAATTTTGACGTGCGGGTGAGGTTGGGGTTGGTCATCGGGGAGTATCAATTAGCTGTGCCCAAAACCCATCGTCATGAGGCGTGCTACCCATTTCCAATCGATTGGCCCCGGCCCTTCAATCTTACGGTTCTTGGCAATACCATCGATTCCAGAAGCAGCCCCGCCGACACCACCCAAATAGTCCGCCAAATCCTGCTCATACAACCCATCTACATCCCTTTGGTCATACGCTGTTGCCAAGGCCCTCATATATCTGGCAAAATCGTCTGAGGTCTTGATATTTTCAAACATCAAATCCAGTTATTCTCGATCATATACTGGACTTTCGGAACTTGTGTATTCGTCTTCTTCGGTCATTTAATTTTCCTTTGTTTTAATATTGTCTCTCAATTTATCTGGTCCGCTATTAGTCAATTAGCTTTATCGACGTCCCTTCGTCTATCGTCGACCATTTATCTCTTAATGCCTTATCAATTTCAACCTGCGTAGCCTTTTTAAACTTGACCTTTACTCCTGCGATCCTGTGGGCAACAAGCCGACGATGATCAAGTGTAAAGATTTTTTCATCTACTTCGCCAATAAGAATTGGAGGAATTTTTTCTGCGTACTCAGGATTATCAATAAGCCGATTAACGGTATCCTTGAGAGTTATCCACTTGTTATTTTTTTATCTCTAAATACACGTCTAACCGAATCCTGCATGGTGTGGATTGTATCAGGGTCAATAAAACCCGTATCACCAAGCTTATAGAAATTTTTAACCGAGATCGGATTTCTGGTATCCGTTCTGCCGGGCGTCGATTTGATTCGTGTGCCCCGATAGTTCGGGGTTGGTCACGGGAGCGGTTGTTGGTTAGCTGTGATTGACGGCGACGGCCATAATAATCGCCATCCATTTCCAATCGATTGGACCCGGCAAATCTATCCCTTCGTTTTTGGCAATTCCCTCAATCGCGTGGGCAGCCCCCGCAACACCACCCAGATATTCACTCACATGTTGCGGCTCTATTTCTCCAGTACTAAAACCATCCGCCATTTGGTCCATAAATCTCGAAAAATCTTTTGCAGTTTTGACATCTTCAGGAGCTAATAGCTTGGTATCCATATCGTCTTCATCCCTAGACGGATCATCTTGTTCGGTCATTTTCATCTCCGTAGTCACTAATTTTCACCAATTTTCCAATATATTTATACACTATCTTACGTTAACGGAGTTACCATTGTCCGTCGTCGTGTATTTTGACTTCTTCCTTATGTCTCTGATTTTATATTTTCCGTTGCCAATAGGTCTTCTATTAAGGGCAATATCCAATTCTTCTGCCGTCGCTTTCCGGAATTTAACCTTTACCCCGGCTATTCTGTGAGCAGCAAGCCGACGGTGATCAAACGTAAAGATTTTTCCTTTATATTCAGCAATAAGAATTGGAGGAATTTCTTCTGCGTAGCCGGGGTTATCAATTAGCTGATTAACAGTATCTTTTAGAGCTATCTGCTTGCCCGTTTTTCTATCAATAAATACACGTTTGACCGAATCCTGCATTGTGTGGATTTTATCCGGATCAATAAAACCCGTGTCGGCAAAGGCATTGAATTCATCAACCGAGATCGGATTACGGGTATCTGTTCGACCGGGCGTCGATTTGATTCGTGCGCCTCGATAGTTCGGGGTTGGCGCTTGCTTGAGCGGGTCGAGATAGCCCGCCTTATCGGCTATTTTCCACAAAACCTCCCGCTCACTTTCTGCGAGCTTGCTCATCCCTTTGGCCGCCCCTGCAGTCGGCTTCTTTCCCGCAAGCAGCCCCTTCGCCAGTTTCTTGGCGCTACGGACCAGAATACCTGGCCCCGGGATGGCACCGACAACACCCAGGGCCGCTAACGCCCCTTGGATTGCTGCTTCGCTAATGTCGCCGCGCTTCGCTGCCTCTTGTGCTGCCAACAAAGCATCAACTGCATCGCGGGCGCTCAGGACATTCCCGGTCCCCGGCAACACCGACAACACCAACTCACCCACTTCTTTTATGGTTTCTTTCGACATACCGCCCAGCAATTCATCGGCGGTGGTTTGCCCGCTCTGTTGGCCAGCCTGAATGCTGTCGTTTATCTTCTTGGTGGCTCTTTCCAGATCGCTGAGTTTTTCATCGGAGATGTCCGCATCTAACGATTGCGATGGGGCCTTGGCCGCCCCTGTTTTCTTGGAAGCC